GAAAAAATGCAGACCTACATCACCAAAACAACCGCCCACAAATATCTGGATCAGCCGTTTTTCGTGAACGAGCTGAACACCGGGGCCTTTACCATCGAAGCTGATGGCTACGAATTCTGGTTTGCATGTTTTTCGGAAGACGACGCAATTGCTGATGCGGAATACAAAATCTGGAACCGCGTCGTCGGCAACGACATGGACGCAATTTCGTAACAGGGCAACATGCCCGCCAACAATGGAGGGGAGGACGCATAATGCGCACAATCCCAGAACTCGAACACCACTGCGGAAGCTGGATAGCCATCAACCGCGCAACCGGGCAAGCAGTCGCCGAAATCTTTGAACGCTGCAATGCCGAGCGCCTGAACTTTGCGAAATACGAATTGCAAACCGCCGCGCAATGGCTGGCAAACTTAAACAGGGGAAACTTGAAATGAAACGCGCACTTGAATACCTCGCCATCACAGCCTGCTATTTTTTGATATTCGGGGTGGCCTTTATGGCCTGGGTGATCACATGACGCCGGAAGATTTTAAAATCAAGCGCATTGACGGATTCCCGGCGCACGGTATCAGTAAGAAACGCGCTACGCTCGCCGACGCCGACGCCTAGATTAATAAACCGGGGCTTCTGCCCGCCAACAAAGGAAATGGACATGAAAACGATCACATTGAACGGCAAGGTCATCAATATCAGCGCATCTGAAATCCGCGCTTTGCAGATCATCAAGGAAAACGGTTTTGTCGCTCCGAGCGACGCCTTCGAGGAAGGCAGCTATCGCCGGTTCAAGCGGTACATCCTGCCGCGCGGTGAGTGGGGCCAGACGCTTGGCGTCAATGTCGGTGGCGCGGCATCTGCAAAGCGCGCAGCCAAGTTTTTCCGGGACAACCCGCGCCGTCAGGTTTGTGTCACAGGCGATCCGCGCAGGATCAATGCCATCCTGAAAAAGGTGGAAGCATGACCGGCCTTGAATTCCGCGCCCATAGGCACGCGCTGGGCCTGAGCGTCAACGCGCTATGCGACGCGCTTTCGGTTGGCAATCATCCCGGCCCTAATGAACGGACAGTTCGACGTTGGGAGAAAGGCGAATGGCCCATCCCAGGGATGGCCGTGCTAGCAATTCAACAATTGAAAAAATCAAAGCGCAAACCTTGAGGGGCTGGGGGTATCTGTTGGGGCCGTGTCCATGTATGCGTTTATGAACGCCGCCGCTACTTGCGGGACGATGGCGTTACCATAACCGCGCAATCGTCCCACTCTGGCGGGTATCCCATGAGCCAGCGGCTCAATGCCGGGTTCAATGAGCCTCGCCTTTCCGTCTGCGCACCCGATAGCCACGCCTGTCGCCCAAGGATGTCGTTCCGCAACTTGCCGTCCTTCCGTGTCATGCTGCCGCTCATGTCCCCCGTGTCCTTCCAGTCCCGAGTTGTTGGCGTTGCCCAGCCCGCTGTTTTGTGTACTTCCGACGGCGGGACAGACTTGCCTACCAGATACCCCGTCATGCGGTTTCTCTCCCCTTTGGATTCCGCCATTGAAGTCGGCCAGCCTGCCATCAGTGCCGTGACATCCAAACTTCTGCCTATTTTCGCCCCCGACTTTCTGCGGCCTGTCTGTAATTTCATCTCGGCTGTTTTCTGTTTCACCCCATGCCGCTCGTCGCTCGCCGCTGGAGTCGGCCACCCACCATAGTCGCTGTCGGATGTGCGGCGCGCCGACGCTATGTGCGCCCAGTACCGCCGCCCCGCAGGCGTAATTTTCATCTTCCAGGTCTGCGAATACTCTGTCGAGCCATCCGAACCCAACCGCACCTTCAACCTGTTCGCCAAGGACTGTGTTAACACCACACTCGCGGATGAGCCGAAACCAGACAGGCCAGAGATGCCGCTCGTCATCGCTTCCGCCTTGTTTTCCGGCGCTGCTAAAGGGCTGGCATGGACAACTTCCTGTCCAAACAGGTCTATTGTCTGGCCATCCGGCAAACCTGAGTGCGAGGGACCATCCGCCGATTCCGGCGAAGAAATGGCACTGGGTGTATTCTTTAAGGTCATCGGCCTGCACGTCCTCTATGCTTCTTTCGTCCACGTCACCGTGGGCGATACGCCCCGCCTTGATCAGTTCCCGCAGCCATTGCGCCGCGAAGGGGTCAATTTCATTGTAATAGGCTGTCATCTATCCATCCACCGCAACGCCAGCACGGCCATGCCGGGTATCTGACCGCACGCAAGCCCCTAATGCATCTTTTTTTCTTTTTTCCGCCACCAACCGCTCCGCCTCCGCGATGATCGCCTCTTTGCTGCTGAACTTGCCGTACATATACCATTTAGACACGCCGTCTGACTTGGTTGTCATGTACACGAACATCTGGCCGACGATTCGCTTCGCATCTGTAATGGTCATAGATCCTGCTCCGCAATGGCACACAAAAAATCGCACGACGGCACTATGGCCTCGGTCGTGGGCTGGTCATGCGGTATTTCGTCAGGAAATATCCGCACACCGTTCAGCCTGATGGGCCGGGTCCCCAGTTCCCGGCATAGCGCAGCATACCGTTCGAATTTATCCGGAAAATGCAGCCTCACCAGCGCAAGGTAATTTGGCGACGTTGACTTGCCGCACGGTATGCAGTTTGCATTTGGGAAGCCCAGAGCGTAGGTCAGCGGGGGCGCTATTCCTGCCCTGCCGATCATATCAAGGCAACCCGCCTTCGTTATGCCTCGGTCGATGAGCGGCGTTTCTATGGTCAGTTCGAAAAATGTTTCCCGCAACCGTTCCGCACGCCGCACGTCTTCTGCATCTGCTGTGTACCCGAAAACATGGACATCATCGACCCGCTGAAAATCCAGCCTTGGCCCTACCTTCATTTCCATTGTGCATGGTGCGCCTGCTATTCCAGCAATGTATTTGCGCTTTTCCCATACGTCCCAGACATCGGCATATTTATCCGATTTGATGGTGACGACTGGAACGCCAAACCATTTTGCGCAATCTTTCTCGAAACGGTCGTTGTCTTCGTGTTCCGCCCCGGTTGCACATCGCGCGACAACAATTTCCTCGTTTCGCCCGCTTGCCAAGGTTAGCTTGGTGGCAACCGCGCTGGCAGCACCCGCCGAAAACCAACAAACCACCCGCTTCGCCTCTGTGATGGTCATTTGCCGTCCTCCAGCGCCTTTTCGATGATCGACCCACCGGCATCTTTCATCGCCTTACTCGGATCACGCATGGCCTCCAGAACATCTTTTGCTGCGCCCTCAAATTGCTGCCAAGCGAGCAGCGTAGATTCTGAAAGCGTGAAATGCGGGACATCAGGGTCAACGCCAAAATTCGCGGCAATCGCCCGCGCCACCCTTTCGATCATGTCCATCATGCCTCCTCCCTTAAGTTAAAACGGCAGATCATCGCTCGGCACCTTGCCAACCCTGGCGACCACTGCGCCGGGAAACGTGTCTTTGGCCGAATTGGCCAATCGCATTTCTTCACTGGCGAGCAGCCGGACAACCTCGTCCAGTGACCAGATCGACACGTTTGGGTAGTCACCTGACCTGACCGCAGCCGTTGCGGTCGCTTGATCCACAGCGATGCCGAAAGCTCTACCGTCGTCGTGGCGGATGATCCGCAGCCCCTTGCCCACCTCCGACGCGCCGGCGGCCTCTGCCTCGTCGCTGAGTGCCTGCCACCCGCGCATCATGGTCGCCGCCCACTTGGCGACCTGTTCCGGGTCATTCTCATCGATGGCGCTGTCGAGCTTTGCCTTGACCTTGCCGAACCTGGCCGCTGTCTCGGGTGCCACCAGTTCGACCAACCTATCAACGCCCCACCGTCGTTCCATCTCGACCGCCACGGCGTCGAGCGGACGCAGTGCATGATAGACTGCTTCATCCGTTGCCTTGCCGATGCTCTGCGGGTGTGTGATTCGGTCGGGTCGCCCTGTTTTATATCGACGCTTATTCATAGGTAATTATCCCTCCTTATAGTTGGTCGCCGTAATGGCCTATTCTGCGTACGACTAACGGCGTAGTGTGACCGACCCTCCAGGGAGGGCGCACCGTGCAAAGCGTTAGCGTGCACGGTCGTTAGTGTACTATAGGCCATTTGACCACCGTGCACCCATTTTGTCGTTGGTCGTCGTTGGTCGTATCGTTGGTCAGAGAATCCACCGTGCACTTTCATTTCCAACGGCATCATCCCAATTCCACCCAGTCCTTGACGAAAACGCATGTGCGTTTATTCCTATTCACTAAGGCTTCAGATATCTCAAAGCATCCACTATCGACCCATATTTTGAACATGGTCGTCAGCCGTTTTCTGTCTGCTGTCGGGTCCAGACCGCACTGTTCGGCTATGGCCACGCCGATCCATGCGTCGCCTGACCGGACGTTTTCGCGGTATGGGTCGCCATCGGAATCCCTCTTTGCAACGGCAATCTGGATGGCCCTTATATCTGCCGGCGACACGCCGTCGAGCGGCCCCGGTGGCGACCACGGCGTCAAGACGCCTACCTTATCGCCTTCGCCAAACATGGAATTTGCGAGGTCAACGGATTCGCGTTTGAACCATCGCGCCTTGCTCGTTACGAGTGACAAGTTGGCTTTTGCACCGTCAAACCTGACATACACGTGCCGCGTGTCTTCCTGTACTCCCAGCGACTCCGCGTCGGCCTTGCTCATGGCGAACATCGTGCTGACCACCCGGCAGACCCCCAACAGCGCGCCTGCGCCGCGTGCTGCGTCCATGTCACCGGCTGCGCCGTCACCGTTGCCCTTTCTGGTGTGATGCACCAGCAGCACCGCACAGCCCGCCCGCTTGGCAATGTATCGAAACATGCCCGCAACCTGTTTTATGTGGTCGTTGCTGTTTTCGTTGACGGTGTGCGTTTCCGCGAACGGATCAACAACAAACAGCTTGATGTCGTTGCGCTTGATTTCGGCAATGCATGCTTCCACGTCGGGCGTCTGGACGACGGCATCATTGCGGACCAGCCGCGCCACCATCAATGACCGTTCGTCGCCGGTATCCATAAACATTTTGTCTGCGATGTCGTCCGGCTTGATCCCCATATGGCGTGTTGCTGCGGCCACGCGGCGGTGCAGTTCGTCCCGGTCGTCCTCGTTATTGTATATCCAGGTGTTGCCCTGCTGGTGGCACTTTAACTCCGCGAAGTTTTTTCCTGTCGCAATTGCTGCGGCGATCTGGATGGTCAGGGTTGACTTGCCGACGCCTGGCGGTGCAACGAACGCGGTGACGTAGCCGGTCAGCAGTTGGTCGCCAAACAGCCAGGGGCGCGGCGGTATCTTTTTGGGGTCAACGATGCCGAGTGGCGTTGCCTTTACGGTGTCGGATTTGACTGTTGTTATAACCCCGTCCTCATCGACTGATTCCCATTCTTCTATGTCGTCGTTGGCCGGTGCCGCCACCGGCTGCGTTTCCGGTTCCCTATACGTCGCCAGATCAAAGCCATACTGCCCCGCCCAGTGATACAGCGATCCTGCCCCGATGTGTTTTACGTCGCCTATCGACTGCCATAGCCGTTCATTCTGCGCCGGGTCATCCTTGGCCGACCTGGCGGACCAGCGGCAGAACAGGTCGAACCCGCTGTCACCTATCGCACCCTTTATGGCGTGCGCCGTCTGCACCCAGTCGTCATAGTGTTCGTCGTGGTTTGGTATGTGCATCACGGCGGCTTCGACTTCAGCGGCCTTGCCGCGCAGTTCCTTCAAATTCAAACCCGATTGCGGCGCTGCCGTCAGCCCTCGGTCGCTGACGCGGCCCTTGAGTTCGCCATAAGTTGCCATGACGCTGGACGCCATCGCCAGGAAGCGGCGCAGGGCGTCGGGCGTGACCTCGGTCAGTTCTTCCGGCGCGATGTCGATCAGCTTGTCGCCTGGCCAGACGTACCGAGTGTTAATATCCGGATGGACGCCAGCGGCGACAAACTGCTGCCCCTCGCCGAGTGCTTCCACGCCGGCGTCCACGCCGTCGATCTCATAAACACCGGTTCTGATTTTCTTCTGGAGTTCCGTACAGCGAAACAGCATCAGGAACTTCGGTGCCTTGCCGATCCGCTTCGGTGCGCTGCCCAGTTCTTCCTCGACCAGCTTTTCCAGGTCGTTGGAGCAGAACGGGTTCAGGACATCGACATCGACCGCAATCAGATTATGCTTGCCGCCCAGCAGGACGCCGATGTTCTTGTCGCTGTGCAAAGTGTAATCGAGCGCCGCGCCTGGTCTGGTTGTCCACGCTTCCAGTATCGGCTTTTTACCGACGACCGGGGTTATATCGTAGCCCTGACCGACCAGCTTCGGCCCGAACGATTTATACAATGTGGCAGCCATGCCTACCCCCGTCTCCGTTAAACGACTTTAAAATGCCCCCGGCTATTATTAACCGGGGGCAGCGTAAAGGCGTTTAGAAAAACTCGTCTTCGTCGGCCATTTCGGGTTCCGCTTCCTTTGCGGGTGCCGCTGCGGCTTTCGGTGCCGCCTTTGGTGCCTGTTTTGGCGTATCATTCGGCAGATCGTCGGGCCGCGCCGCCCACTTGATCAACTTGAGGACCGGCGCGTAGTTGGTGCCGTGCTTCGACTCAACGGCTGTCGCGTCCTGCACCTGGACGACCGGCAAGTTGCCTGCGTTGTCAGCCAGACCGGCTTCATACTCGGAATACAGCGCGTTCATTGCGTTGTTGAATACGCCTGCCGTGCTGCTGATTTCCCGCACGCCGCCAAGGGCTTTCGGGCTGAACACATGCACGGTAAAGCCGCGCTTGTACCCGTCGTCGGGCTGGTCGGCGTCCATCGCCCCGGCTGTGCTGTCGTAAACAAAATCCGGTGCCATCCCGGCAGCAAACTTCATATAGCCAGTGCGAATATTTTCGAGGTCGAAGATGGCAGAAAAACCGGGCTTCACTTCGTATTCGTCGCCGTCGTCATTCTTTGTGTACCAACGCCCGGCCTTGGCGTTAAATTTGAGATACGTGATAAAATCACCGCCGCCGCCTGATGGTAAACCTAATCCCATTTTACTATTCCCTTTTATTGCATCGAACAGTGCCGCTGTTCGCCGGTCAGTCGATTAGTATGGTATGGCTGACACGCTGTCAACATTAAACCGTAAGAAAACCTCCACCGGACTGCAATCCGTGCGGCGTTGGAACTTTACGCAATTAGAACCCGTATGCATTTTGCAATACGCCTTCCGACCCGCGCCAGAAATAATGATTGGGGTTGACCGGCACCGCCCGCCGCAGCGTATCCGCGTCGCCCAGGGACAAAAAGGCTTCCTGCCGTGCCAACTGCTGCTTCATCGACGCCAGCTCCGCATCGACGTCGCCGTCATCAAGCCAGCCGATCTTCTTCGGCGTGACGTACAAAAATTGCACCTTTGAATTACCGGAGCACCGCTCGTAAAAACACCGCTGGCGGCGATGCGACGCGGACAGGCTGCTCGGCATCTTGGTAGTCGTCTTGAGGTCTACGACAAGACCATGTTGCGGATATACGAGGTCCAGGAATCCAATGACGGGTATCTCCCAACCTTCGCCCTTGGCTGTCAGACTGACCTTGTGCTGCCCGCCGGCGTCCGGAAATTCCGGCTTGCCGTACTGCTGCAATTCTTCAATTGCAAGCGTGGCGATTGGCTCAATGATAGACCGCTCTTTCGTTATCTTTTCATCCAGGCCCAGCCCGATGCCGCCGTTCATCTTGTCAAACTTCGCCAGCGCGGACGCCAACGCAACGTCGAACTTGATGTCCTTTGCCAGCACATCGACCACGATATCCTCAGAGCAGATACCGCGCCACATCGCGGCACTGCCCGCCGTCTTCATCTTCAGGACGTAGCGCGCCACCCACTGGTCTGGAGTTTCTTCCCAGGCGTTTATGGCGGATACCGACGAATGATTGATGCTGTGTTTTTCAAAGCCGTTCATTCTGTGTCCCTTTGCTTTTCTCGTTCTGCCGCTTCCTCGCGCAACTCCCGCTCCGCCGCAGCCTTCAACTGGCGCAGCGTGGCAATTGCTAAATCATATGAATCTTGCGCGGGTTTGCCGGCGTCGTACTGGTCTTTTTTCACCGCTTCACCAGCCCGATCCACACCGCCCACGGCACCACCACCATCGGCTCGGCGCGGTCGCGGCGCAGGACAAGGAAGTCATTGTCGCCAAGCCACCGCTCCAGCGTGGCAAACCCTGCCCCGTCCTTGCGCGCCTTGACCTCGCCACACAGCGGCGGCTGGTCTTTGCCGTGCGGGTAAATATCAATGTCGTGGGATTTGCTGGCGGAGAACTGGCCGATTCTGGCGTCAACCCGCTCGGCATATACCCCGGCGTCGTTATGCGCCGCGACAAGCTGACGCTCGATCCGGTCGCCCTTCGACTTAGATGGGTGCGCCATTACTTCCCCCTCTGCTGCATAAAAAATGTGTCCGGTATTTCGACACCGCGTGCGCTCATCATCTTGTACAACTGGTAGTGCCTGGCAGGAGGTATGCCGCGCCGGCGCCAGTGCGACACGCAGGACGGCACAACTTTAAACACCTTTGCCATTTCTGCCGTGCCGCCGAAGGCGTTTACAACGTCGTCTATATTCATGGTGCCGATCCGGTGCGGTTTTTGACTAGCTTATTTTACTATTACTGTGACGCAGCGTCAACGCCAAGGAACAATTTCAAAAAAGTGCCGGGCGCGGCGAGGGGGGACAAGCCAGCAGCCCGGCGAGTGCGGCGCAGGGAGACGCCGAACACTATAATAATGCATCAAACACGCGGCGGGCAATGCGGGTTTTTCCCGCCAGCTTGCTGTGCCATTTCGCGGGGATATGCCCGCACTGACGCCACTTGCGTATTTGATCCTCGGTAAGTCCGGTGAAGGACGCTACCGCTTTAATCCCGCCTGCGCGGGTGATGATTTCTGATGCTGTCATGCGTGCTATTATATAGACGCGATTGATGGGGGCAATATAAATAATCGTATAAAACAAGAATTTTTATCTTGGCATGCGGTATGGCTTATGCTTATATCTATTTTATCAGCAGGGCAATGCAGCCCGCCTTTAGGGAGATAGAGAAAATGAGCAACATCGGTCGCAAGTTCAAGTTCAACGGTCGCACCAACGATTGGGTTGTTGTGCACGAAACTAACCTTCTTGAAGGCACGCTCCCGGTTGTCACCGGCCACGATAAGAAAAACGGCGTCAAGGTCCAGTGCCGATTGGTGGACTGCGAATTCATCGGGTAACAAACCACCTCCACACCCCGCCCCAAGCCCGCTAGGTACGCCCTGCGGGCTTCTGGGGTGCAACATACAGCGATGGAGATGACGAGATGGATTTTGATTCGATGACACTAGGCGACATCAAACGAATTGCGGCAGCGCTCGGTGAAGAAAAGACAGAAAGCCCGTTCATTGGTAAATACGTGATTGTCAGGTGCAGAGACGCGGGCGTTCATGCAGGAGTTCTTGTTTCGGCATCAGGGCGGAATTGCGTTCTTAAAGACGCCAGGAGGCTTTGGTACTGGAAGCCTGCGAACGGTGCAGCGTTTTTGTCTGGCGTGGCTTCTGAGGGTCTGCATTCTGAGAGCAAAGTAGGGTGCCCGGTCGGAATCGAATTGACCGAGAATTGCGAAATCATCATGTGCAGCTCAGCCGCACAGAAGTCAATTATGGAGGCCAAAAGCCATGAAGCATGACGGCGACGGCTCTGGCTCTGGCTCCGGCTCCGGCTACAGTTACGGCTCCGGCTACAGTTACGGCTCCGGCTACAGTTACGGCTCCGGCTATGGTGACGGTGACGGTGACGGCTCCGGCTCCGGCTACGGCGACGGTGAAGGCGACGGTTACGGTGACGGTGACGGTGACGGTGACGGTGACGGTTCCGGCGAGGGTTCCGGATACGGTTACGGTGACGGGGGAGGCTTTGGCCACGGATGACACCACACTCCCCTTCCATCCAGCCCGGTACGTGACTATGACGGTCACTGCCGGGCCAAAGGGTTGCTAGCAGGATTGTCTTGCTGGCGACTGAAGAATACAACCCCGGCCCGCTTGACAGTTTCATACGCTTCACGGGCCGGGAAACTTGAGGGAGGAAAAAATGGAATACGAGACTTTTTACCAGGTGACATACTGGCGCGTTCTTGGCGACGCGCTGTCGCTCGATTACACGTCTCAATATTTAGACGTCGAAGAGGACGAGTTTCTTGACGCCATTGCCTTGGCGGAAAATAAAAGAATGCACATCACGACACAGATATGCGAGCGCGGTTTTATGCGCGAACACGACGCCTTTCTTCAGGCGAAGGAGCGTGCGCTGCAAGTCGCTGCCGACCGGCAGCATGAAAATGAGTGGAGGGGGCCGCGATGAAAAATAGCATAACTAATTTTACATTAGGTGATCCGGTAACAGTGCACCGCAACGGTATGCCCGTTTCCGGCCACATATGGGGGCACACGTTTGCAAGCTTGCACGATCCAGATTGGTACGACGTTATAACAGGCAATGCCATCCTGACGCGGCTACGCGCGGGGGATATGAAGCACGACACAACAGGCAAGCGGATAGAGGCGACGCGATGACGATGAATCGGTTTGAATTGCTGACCGCAGCGCGTGCTGTCATGACAGATCGCGGAGCAGTGTATGGCAGTGTCCGTGATAATCACGAGCGCATTGCTGCCATGTGGACAATACTGCTCGGGGTGTCGATTAGCGCGCCGCAGGTTGCAATGATGATGGCGGCGTTAAAGCTGGCCCGGCTGGCCGCAACGCCGGATCATCAGGATAGCTGGGTGGACCTTGCCGGGTATGCAGCGACCGGCTCTGAATGTGCGAAGGGTGAAGACGATGGCGTGGAATGAAAAGAATATCGCGGTCCTGCGCGAATTGTATGCGCTTGGAATGCCGACGCGCCGCATCGCGGCTGAACTTGGGATGACGAAGAATCAGGTTATTGGTAAGGCGGGCAGGCTCGGCCTTGAGCATCCTAACAGCACGTCGCCTGTTGAAGTTTATCGCCCGCCGTACCGCGATATTGAGACGCCGGACTTTCGGCATTGCCAATATCCGATTGGCGCTGTCGGCGATCCGGAGTTCAAGTTCTGCGGCGACCTTGTGAAGGTGAGCAGTCCGTACTGCGAGGCGCATCATGCGAAGTGCTACCGCCCCCGGCAGCGCCGCGAGGATGGCTTTGTGTATGCGGTGAAAAACTCGCTCCACAGGTTGTTTTCGTAGATTTGCACCTCACTTTTACCCGCCGCGTTGGCGGGTTTTTTTACACGATAAGCATGTCCGGGTTAAACGTGTGCCGGACAACTTCACCACGCTCTCGATGCAGCACAATTGCCTTCATGTCGCGCCTAGACCTGTACCCTTTTTCAGAGTGCCACGCATCCCTTGCAGCCAGCACTCTAAAACTTTCGCACTTTACGCCTGGATATTCGTGCGTGGCGTCGTGGTGGACATGGCCAGTCCACCAGAACCTATGTTGTGTTTCGCCCCAATCCTGCGCCCGGTCGTGCGCCATGAGCAAAGGCAAATCTTTCATCTTTACGCTGTCGCCGTGGTGAATGCCTATTAAGTTATTTCCGAAGCGATAATAATGGAACTTGGCAGGAGATGTGTCAATTGTCACGCGCGGCTCGTTTTCATAGGCGTGCGATAGGGCTTCCATAAGAAAGATGCTGGATGATGGATCGTGGTTGCCGCGCTCAACAATCACATGCACCGACTCATGCCGCGTCAGCGCAGCTTTAATGATGTAGCGCGTAGACCGGACGGCCGCGCGAACCATCTGGGGGTAGCGCCCATCTGCATCGAGCGTGTTTCTACTAGCTGGCGTCTCCGGCACGAAGCTGTCGTAATGGAGCAGGTCACCCATCAGTGTGATAAGCGCTTGCTTGCAAGGCGGTGCCGCCTTGACCAAATGGTCGAACGCACCGACCAGCAACCGCTCAGCTATGTTTAGGTCGTAATCATCACCAGTTTCTTCACGCCACGAAAGCATACCGAAGTGGTGGTCAGACACGTTGTAACATGCCAGCAAATTTTCGGCCGTGTCTTTCGGGCCGACAAGCACCTTTGCTTTGGGTATGGCGTCTACCATACCTTGCACGGCTTCTCGCAGCATTTGATCTTGCCGCTCCTGCTCAATGGTTGTCTTAACCCACTCGCCTTTTATGCTGCCGTCTGCCGCGTAGTAGGTGGACCGACCCTTAACCCGGTAGCCGTCAGGTGCCATTCCCTCAAAATCCGCGCGCCCCTCCGGCCCGGACCACAAAGACCAGTCAGCTTCTCGGTAAATATCTGTTGCTACGCGATACCAACTGGCGGACCCCCCAAGTGTTTTTCCAGACTCCATTGCTGCGGCCGCGATAGCACCACAACTGTTGCCGGGTGATACAACGCCGCGAGGCGCGTGACCGAGGCGAAGTTTCTTTTCGACTAGCTCGATGCGCTTTACGGCTTCTTCTTTAGATATTCGGGGTGTTGGCAATGCTTTCAAGCCTCAGTGCGTGGCGCTCTGTCCGCTGAGGATTCTGCCGATAAATCTTGCTATCGCGCAGTTCCGCAGCCGCAAGAAATGCTCAGTGTAAATTTCCTTGCAGACAAAGCCGACAAGATGCTTATTCATAAGACCCAATTCGTAGCTGATCGGCCAGGGTGATTGCGCGCTGTCCGACCTGCGCGGCGTATCGGCTGTCCAGTAATTCAGCCGCTGCGGTGTCCCAGTCCTTCACGTCGATTGCAGCGAGCATCTTGGTGAATTTTCCGAGATTTGTCGGTCCCATGTTGAAGCACAATTCAACCAGCGTTTCCTGCCGCACCTCATCAAGGGAATCGAACGTCACGATCAGCCCGCGCGTCATGGCGGTAAAGCGGTTGATGTCCTGACGCAGCAGGTATTCTGCTTCGTCTTGCGTGATGCCGGCCCCAGCCACACTGATGTCGATGCAGCGCCCGATTCCTATTGTGAGTTTACCCGCCGGGCAGGTATAGGCCGTGGCGCGGAAGCCCTCGTGCTCGCGAAGCGATGTGGTCAGCCGGTCGTAGTTCATTTTTGCATCTCGATCTGTTTGTCCTGCCCGCTGCTGGAGCCGAAATAATACGCGACCACAGTCGATGCGGTGCCGCCCAGCCATCCGACAGCTATGTTGACGAATGCGATGTCTATCATCGCAGGTGGGAAAAAGGTGACGCCGCCTATGTAGCCGAAGAACGCGATCATAGTCGTGATGGCCAGCACCGCCGGGATTTTGTCTCCGGTCGCCATCTCGCGTTTGCGCGCGCTATCCCGGTCCTGCTGATGTATCGCCTCCAGGTCGATGTCCAGCTTTTTCATCTGGACCTTAAAGTCAGCCTCTGCCTTTTTGATTGCCGCTAACTGATCCGGCGTGGCGTTCTTCAACGCCGCGTCAATCTCTTTATTCGACGCGCCGTCGTCTAAGCCCAGCGCAGATGTGATCGCCTTGACAGCGATGCCGCCGACCGGACCGCCTATTGCGGTGCCGAGAAGCGGTGCGACCGTGCCGATAATTGATTTCCAGTCCATATCTACTTTCCCGCGCTGATTGATGGGTGCTTTCCGTTATGCATCGAAAGCAGCTTATCGACCTGAGTCCTGATGCCGGAAACGTCAGCGGTCAGCGTGGCTATCTCGCGGTGACGCCGCTCCTGAATGTCCGGCGACATCATGCCGGAAAGGACAGACGTGCGCTGCGCCTGCATCTCGACCTGCGTTTCGTGGCGATCTACGCGCTGGTCGATTTTTCTCAACCGCGTCTCAATATCGCCGAGCTGCTCGATTACCGACGCCAACCGCTGCTTCGCTATGGCAGCGGCGGCGATCACAGAGATCGCCATTCCGGCAAGGGTGAGGATCGTGGATGCCGAGAGTTCCACAGTTATTCGCGCCGCAGTAGCCGCTGCACAGTCTTTGTCTCCCAGATGCGCAACGCCAGCCAGATGATCGACAACAGCGCAGCGATATCCGGCAGGATCGCGAGCCATGATCCTATCCCAGCGGAGACGGCAGCAGCGTCAACCGCGCTTTTGACTTCGTCTGTCATGTAAAGTCTTCTTCTACCGTTGGGGGCCAGCCGACCGCGATGTCGATGTTACGCATTAATAGGGCTTTGTCGGCCACGTCACATTAGCAGGGTCGGGCGTGTTCTCCGGTAGATCGCGTAGCTGCTGGCGATACGCTGACTGCTCGGGTGTCATTGTAAGATCAGTGCTGGCTTGCCAGTCAGTTTCAGACAATAACTCGTCTCGCCGGGAACGAAGCTCGGCCCAAGCTCGGTCGTTTGCTCCCGCTGCCCATGCGGCTTCCCTCGCGTCCTGAGCGGCTTCTTCTGCCTCGGTGAAGGTGACAGCCTCCCCATCAATCATATCGTGTCTCATGAGTTTTGCCTCCGATATAGTTTGAACTCGCCTGTAGATATGTTGCCCGCAGAGTATGCAAACTTAACTGCCGTAATCGATTCTTTTACTGCATATTGCCCAATCGTCATGCCAGAGTAATCAGTGGTTGTTGACCCGTGCCATGCTGCGTGAGACAAGCCAAACGTGTATGATGCTGCATCAGTAGGGTCTAGAATAAAAAGATCAAACACCGCCTGTTCGCCAGCAGAAAAGCCTTGTTGGATGGGGACAACATCAAAGGAAGTAGTTATCCAAGTAGTCGTGGAAGCACCAGTAGATGACCATGACTTTCTCGCCACTTTGTAATTAGTTGTTCGATATGTAGGCCCTGTTATTCCAAACTCACACTCTCCAAATACACCATCAGAAGATGGTAGCATATTCGAAGCAGTTACCCTGTAATCGTAACCAGCCACAAAACCTGTGAACGATACCGAGGCACTTGTGCTTGCTGTTGCAGTAGATACAAGCTCCCAACCTCCACCCGCAGGAGCTACACTTGTCCAAGCTGAACCGTTAGATGTCAGGATGTTGCCGCTGGTCGATGGTGCAACACCGGTAATCGTTGATGTGCCGTTGCCGATGAGCACAGAATTGGCGGTATGAGTCGAAGCCCCTGTACCGCCTTGGGCCACAGTCAAATAGGTGGTCAATCCCGTAAGAGCGGTGATATCGCTATTACTGCCAGACGCCGCCGCTCCAAGAGCGGTAAGAGCCGCGCCAGCAGACGAGGCACCCGTGCCGCCATGTGCAATTGCCAGATCAGTAGTCAATGTCAGAGAGGCGGCGCTCACATTGTTGCTGTCGTCGATTGTGACGCCAGAGCCTTGCAGCAGTTTGCCGGTGGTGTTGTCGTATCGCGCAATGGTGTTATCAATTGCAGAGGCAGGCCCGCTGACATCGCCAGCCCCCGCGCCGTCGGCACCCTTGTCCCCGGCACGCGTGAACCCGATGAACGTGTCCTCGCCGTTACCGAATGTGCCGCTGGACGAAACATGCGTAACGGCAACCTGCGACCAGCCAGTGTTGTCGGTCAGGCCGGTGATATTAAACGTGGCAACGTCGCCGCCTACTGTGCGGAAAACCAGCGTTCCTTTGACGGTGTTGGTGCTGTCGTCCCAGAGCGCGATGTATGCCGACTGGTCCACGCCGTTCTTGTCGAGGTCGTCGATGGCAATCGCGCTAACGCTGGCGAGCGTGGCGTTGTCGAATCGGACGTTCCCAGAACCGGGATCGGCCATTGTGGTCGTCGTGCTGAAGTCATAACCGACTACCTGTGCCGCTACCGCAGACACGTCGCCAGAAATTCCGGCCACGGTAGTAACATCAGCGGAGATATCTGCCACCGTGGTCACGTCCGCGCTGATACCCGCTACGGTTCCGATGTCGGTTCCGTCAGCAGCCACGGTTGTGACGTCTGAGCTGATTCCGGCGGTGGTTGTCACATCCGCTGCAATCCCAGCAACCGTGTTGATGTTAGTGGCGTTAGCGGTAACCGCGTCGATGTTCGTCTGATCTCCGCTCGTCGGCGTTGTCCGCACCCACGCCGATCCGGTGTAGACCATCATCACGTTATTCGACGTGTTGAAATACAGCGCGCCGGTCAGCAGTGCGTCGCCGTCGTTGTCCAGTGTCGGATCGGTGGCCTTCTGGCCAAGGTAGCGGTCATCGAAATTGTCGTAGCTAGTCGCTGCTGCGGCCGCGCTCGCTGCTGCTGCTGCTGCGTTTGCCGCCGCAGCGCTAATCTCGGCAGTGGTTGGCCCGATTTCAAACGCAGTCGCGCCCGCATTAAACGCTAAAACCGTACTGCCGGTAATATCAACCGGCAACGTCGGATCAAAGCTGCCGGTGTAGCCGTCAGGGAGCTGCGCCGTGCGATCCAGCGCGCGCTGCTGCTCCTGGTCGATAGCCGTCAGCCGATCAAGCGCTTCCTCGTGGCTCTCCGCCGGGAATGGGTCGTTCTCGACATAATCGGTTTCCTGCGTCTGCGTAGTCGCCCGGTTGATTACCCATTTGACCGTGCTGGCTGGAGCCGTGGCCGCTGTTACCGTCCCGGTCGTGCCGGAACCGCCGGAAACAGTGAAGTCAGAACCGTTTGATTTCACGGTTTCCACACCGGTCGCGATAACGACCTCGACAACTTCGACCTCAGAAGTCGTGCCGGTGCCAAAGAACACGTAGGGTACAGCGAACGCCGTCGTGCTGCCGTTCCCAGTGTAGGAAACTGTGTTCGTGGTGCTGGAAATCGTCATTGTTCGGTTCCTTTGGTTCTATAACATCTTATCCTATTTGACTACTTTGCTCCAACAGAACTGTTGATGCCCTCTTCAGCGCTATCAAGAAGTTGTCGAAACAAAAAAAGGTTCTGGTATGGAAGCAATTTACGCATTGCGTGCGTATCTGAGGCCCTCCAATCATCGTCTTCGATAATTGTTGATGATAAACTTCCGGTTGCAGAGGACATTAAGTCCAGTGTTCCGGCAGTCGGCCCCAATAAGGCTCCAGATAAATTCCTAGAAGCATATCGACTCATTTGTTTGCCGCCAGTAAGCGCCGAAACTCCGACATTACCTCTGGTTGCTTTTTCTATCATATTGTTTGCTTCAAACAACCAGCCAGTGACGCCTGACCGGTCAATCCCTTCGGCAATCCATTTTTCTGTTGTCCAATCTTTTAGCTCTTCACCACGACCAGAGTCCCACATTTTGAACGAAGCCGACGCCATCCCTAAAAACACCGCAAATAGCGTACCATTCAACATCGCCATATCTTTCTGCTGAAGGCCAGACAGCATAATCCGTTGCGTTGCCGCTATAGCGAAAGACTTGAACTGGAATACATGATGCCCAACTTCAGAACCTGTTGCCATGAGCGGCTTATCTAGGCCGGGCGTAACAATGGTACGATCAACATCTCTATTCAAAGCAGCCTGAAAAACATCATAAGCGTTACGGTCGGTCCATTTTAACGCATTTGGCATCTGAACGCCGCCTTCAACGTCGCCGTGTTCATCCAACATCTTACGAATAGAGACGCCCTCTTCCTTACCAATATAATTCTGGCGAAGATAAGCGCGTTCCCCCTGGCTGATGGTTCCAGCAATTTCAGCATCAATGCCACGGATCATGCGGTTCATGGAGACAACAGCGGTTATTTGTTTAAATGCCGTATTCCACGGGGCCATAAGCGAAACCATGCCCATAGTGTCGCTTGCTGCGCCAAGGCCGCGCTCAATTATTGTATGGCGCGAAAAGTCGTCTGTAACGTCAGCTAGTTGCTGCATACGACTGTTCATTGTCATGTCTGACGCCAGACCCATGTCTCGCATTTGCTGTGTCAATTTTCCCATTGCAGAAAAGTTTTTAACCAACGGAACGATTGCGTCCCCCAAAACCCTGCTAAACCCATGAACCATAACGGGTCTTGCAATATCAGGTATTGCTGAAACCGTCATTCCGCCCAACAGACGAATATAATTTAACTGCCTAAATGCGCGGCCTGTCCTGACCTTCCAATCCATTGGATTTTCTGGCATTCCATATACGTTACGCAAGGTGTCACGCAATGCGACAATATCCCTAATGTCAGCTTTCATACGCTTTTCAAGTTTTATGACATCAGCGTCTGGCCGCTCCATCAATCGCATATAGTCGTCTTGAATTTCTTTAATTTTGCTAGTCATCTCAATATCACCGAACTTTTTCGTTAGCTCAATGTCCGGCGCTATTGCGCGAACAAAGCGTTTTGCCACTTGTTCAATGTCGTTTACTAGAAATTCTTCAATAAGCTCGTCTTCGATCATAAAGACACGAGCCTTTAATGGACCTGCTTTAGCGCTAGAAGCCCTTCCACCACTGCTAATGCGATCCATCGAAACATCATAAGGGAGCCTACCAGCCGGTGTTCCCTTGATGCGCTGTAAAATTTCTGCGGCCAAAGAACGAAACTCCTCTGGCTGCATTTCAATTTCTTTTAAATCACGCCGTTGCAGTTTTTTGCGCTGCGTTAATATTTTTATTTGTTCTTGAAGTTTTTTACGAAGTTCTTTAGTAGCCGAACGCACCGCTATATCAGATTCTTGTCTTGCAGTTTTAATTATGTTTTTTCGTATATCGCTTAACGCTTTTGACGTTGCAGCCGCAGGGTCGTTTAATAGTTTTTGAAGTTGCTTTTCTTGCGCCTTCAACGATTTTTCAAAAGTTTTTTGAGACTTCAAAGATGCTTCGTTGACGGCTAATCTTAATGCTTTTGGTATAGCTGAAATAGCCGCTTCGCTGGCAACTTCTCTACCAACCACTGCTAATTCGTCTCTAATTATTGCCAACAACTCTTCATCCATTAAATCATCTGCTTTAGCAAATAGATCATCTAATGCTTCAGTTGCTTCGCGCTCAACAGCAGCGCCCGTTGCTTCATCTACTGATTCGGAAATTTCTTTTTTAAGTGTTTTGAAAAATTTTGATACAGCCGCTGCTTTTGCTTTGTCTGTAAATTTCATCCTAGCAGCAGCAGCATCTATTGATATTTCAAGACGACCTTGCAATGCTTCAAATGCCGCGTCTGTAACTTCTGAGGTTTCTCTTACTGTACCTGTAGTTGTGCCTTTTTTGACACCTTCGCTTACCGCTCTTATCTCACGGCGGACGTTTTTAAGTTCGTCTTTTAATTTACCAGCTTCGATATCGTATACATCAACACGCTGACGCGCATCCTCCGCCTTACGAGCCAACCATTCAGAGGTTACATCTATAAATCTTGCGCGAACTTCAGGTTGAGCCAATTTATCAAGGTCATAAACACGGTTGAGATATGACGCTGCTGTTTTGGGATCAACTCCTTCTGGAAGCAACCCCACATCAATTGCCTTCTGCGTAGCCGGGTCGTAGACCTCAGATCGGAATCGTTTTGCGGCGCTGTTAATGTATTTAACTGCGTCTTCTGGTATGCCGCTTAAAGACGAGGCATCGTCTTCACGCCGAGCTGCCTTGCCTACCGCTTCACGGAATTGTCTATATGACATTTTTCCTGTATTGATATGAAGCAACCGGCCAGATTCATACCTTACTATATCTCCAAACTTTTTGCTGTGGCCCTTAACATATTGAATAAAATCATTATCCATGCCAGACAAAGCACGATATTTACCAGCGTCGTATCCGCGCACTAACGCTTGAACAGAAACGGGGGTTGCCTCTCCTACTTCATTTTTACCCAGCACAAGCGGTGTTTCAAACATCTCTTGTCCCAATTCCCTCGATACCTGGCTAGGGCTTTGCAATATACGCAAGATAGGGTCTTGGTTTCCAACAAGTTTAAGTGCGCCGTTTACAGCCCAGTTTTTCTGCATACCTTCTCGTCCAAGAAGCTCGCTGGAAATTCGTTTAGCGACTTCAATACCTTCTTCGGCGTCGTCTATTTTCCCATCCTTGACCATTTTGCGAACTTCTGCTTCAATCTTGCTAATTGATTCAAAGTCTAAATCTTTAACCCGTGCAGCGCCTACAGAACCATTGCCAACTGTCAGATCGTTATCTATCTGGGCAACGACATCGTCTACAGAACGCTCAGAACCATCTATCATGCGGCGAACCGCAGCTACACCGCCACCCAATATTCCTGAAAATACAGTCGATGCCGCAATGTTTGCTGCACTTTCGCCATACGTCCTTGTCATTTGATTATTCTGGAGCAAGGCTTCTGATGCAGTTGAAGACAGTAGACCCGCTCTCGCAGTGGTCCCCGCGTTACGCAGGATGGATCCGCCTGCTCGGTATGTTCTGTATGCTGCGCCGCCGACCGGAATAAAGTTTATGGGGTCTAACACGCCAGCGGCCATCGCGGCGACAGTGCCAACCCCACCGGAACTTCTCAAAATATCTTTGTCGCGTGTTTCTCTATCTATTTGCGCTTGCAGTTTGGAAACTTCTTCTGGTGTGTCGGCAAAAGCAAAACGATTAGAATATTGCTCGTCACCGGGACGCAGGCGGCTAAATGGGTCGAAGTCCTGATTTTCGACGCCGCCTAACCCGACAGTTTCGTCTGACAAAAACGACCCAATAGTGTTCTCCAGGCGAAAAGCAGCAGGTACGACTTCTTCAAAGAAATTATATTCATAATCACCGGGGGGCGCTACAATAGTTCTTTCAGAACGCAGCCCGACATAAGTAAGGTTATCTTCTGGGACGATTGGCATTAACGTCCACCTAAAGTCGGAATAGGTTCTGGCCCATAATATTTTTGTGGTATTTCGCCAGACCTCATTTGCTGAGAAATACGCTGCTGCTCACGAAGTTTTTTTGCATTTTCTATCGCATCATCTATTCTTTGTGCGTTTTCGTCATTTAATTTTTTAAATTCAGGCGTTACGCTGTAGACAGGAACCCAAGCATTAAATTTTTCTAAATTTCTAATTATTCCGGTTGCAGGGTCTCTGTGTAAAACAGAATATACAGGAAATCCATCCTTAGTTTTCACTCTTGGGTTGACTGCCAAGATTAAATTTGATGTGAAATCTTCAGTATAGATACTGTCCTTCGTAACTTCAGAAAACAACTGGTTCCGAATCCATTCGGTGTTTTCTTCTTCTGAAAGATTAGGCTGACCGTATATTGATTCAGGGGCGTACTTCATAAACCTTCTGTCACCGTTTATATTTGTAACGCCCCAGTTTTTCCTCATCATTGTGAATGCAGCTTTTTGGGCGGTTTCGTCATCACCGCTTAGAACGTATTCGCGTTCTCGCAAGCGTGAAAACTCTCCAGCCATAACTTCATTAATTACAGGATCGGATTGCGTACTAAATGTGCTTGCTTCAAACCAGCCTTTGTCCACAAGTCCTTGAATCACATCTGTTGATGGAGTCTCTTTTTCAATTTCACGAAACGCCCGCGTGCGATTATCTTTTTCCGCAGGTAGAATATTTCGCATATCGTTTGCTTTTTTAACAGATTCTTCTGCAGACAAGCCGTTTCTGTTGTAATCTAAAACTTGCTGTGCATACGAAATGCTTTTGTTAGGAAATTGCTGAAGTGCTTTAGTGTTAGTTGCTCTTGAAAGTTTTTCAAGCACCATTGCTGCTGGGATAATTTTAGCAGGATCAACAGAGTTTAACCCAGCTACAATGTTTGATTCTAATGTTGCTGGAACAACACCTGTTCTTTCTACATAATTTACCGAAAAATCAACAAATTTTTCTGGAGGAATCGCTTTAACAACTGCGGAATAGTGGGCGTTAACAGCGTCTCTGGCTGTTTTATCATCTGGGTTTAGTGATATATTTCCTAAAAAAGCCTGCTGACCGTACTCCATTTGTGCAGCCCGTTTTTCAGATTCTGACTGATCTTTCAAAAACAAGCGCTCTAAAGTAATAAGTTGTTTTCCAGTAACCGAAACATCAGCCCGCGCATTTTGTCTGAACCGATCAAGGTCTTCTCTGGTTCCCTCGCCATTCAACAATTTAATAACAAGGTCAGAATAAGCCATAGACTGAACAACAGTCGCTTCAGCCTTTTCTTTGTTTATGCCAGTATCAGCAGATTTTAAAAGAGCATCCATCTGTTTACCAGTAACAAAATTATTCCATTCCCCAGCCTCTAATTGTTTTTTGCCCTCTGCTGGATTGGACGAAATAGTTCCTTGTATTGCCGACAGCCCCAATCTGTTTTTGGCATAAAAAATCATTTTGTCTTTTGAGTCTTGATCTAAAGTCATTCCTTCAATTTGTTTAATTCTTTCTTCAAGAACTGGATCAAGCTGCGTTGGGTCAATCCTTACAGTAGAAGATTCTGCGGCTATGGTTTCTTCGATGCTTTGTGTTCGATATTTATCATAGGCTTTTGTTTGCATAACAGAAGCACGAATTAACAAATCACTACGCAAACCATTCCACCCAAGATTAAACGCATTTTGAGCAATTTCAGTCTCAAAATTTGAAGCGGTGTTTGCGCCCCAAGTATCAATTTGTGCTCTGACACCATCAGAAAATCCTTCACCGCCTGATTGCATTGGTGTTTCGAGCATATATAATGTGTTCTGTTCTCTGCCTGTGGCTAAGGCTTTTTTAACTTCAAGCAGTTCAGCGTCTTCTTCTCGTTTTTTCTTAATGTCTGCATAATTTTCACTTGCTTTGGCAGTTTGCATAAGCCCCTTACCGACCCCAATAAGCGGGCTGGTCGCTAGAGACAATGGGATAGTCTGCATTCCGGTTCTGCCGGGAACAGATGCCCTGCTTGTGTATTTCGGAACCATTGCCATTTCTCAAGAACCTCGTTCTGTAGATACTTCGCGCTCAGCTAATTTGTCAAAGACCCATCTCAATGAAATTATAAATAAGGGTCAACGCCAAAATAGTTATTGGTTGTGGGTTTAGCGGTCAGACGAGAATACTTTGCGCCCATACCAGCAACCGAAGACGCGCCTGTCAGAAGCGAACTTGCGGCTTGGCCTTGCGCCGTTTGCTTTGCCACTTTTCCTTGGAATCTAGCCAAATCCGCGCCCTGCTGCCCTGCCCTGTAACCCATTTCGCCGCCGTATTTGATCGCGAGGTTCTCAAGTTTTATTTCCTCTGCGTTCATATCAACGACATCTTGCATATCAAGCAATTCGCCGCCTGTAGCGGCCATAGAAGCCCGCTGGGTGCCAGCAAACAACCTTGCCTGACGATCCTGCGCCGCAGCGTCGAAAGCGGCCTTCTGACGCGCCGCGATGGCATCGTTCTGCGCGAGCTGCGCGTTGTAATTAGCAAGGTTCTGCGCCGACTTGCCCTGCTGAATTGCGCCTACAGTGCTGACAACCGTGCCTGCGGCTGCGGTGGCCAGTGCGGCCTTGGCCATCATGGCCGTCGTTACTGGTTCACACATATCAAACCTTTGTCGTGTTAAGTTCTGGCATAATCGCCAGAATGGTAAACGGCAGCGGCTGGTCCTGCACCAAGAAAATATACCCGTCCTTGTCCCAGTTGCGCGGAAACTCCACCTCTTTGTCGCCCGTAAACAATGCCGGTGCTTCATCCATGTCGTCTGCGCTGGACCGGAAAGGGATAATATCCAAACGATCTGCGCTTGGGCCGTGCTTTAATCCAAGCGTATCAAAAAGCCGGTATGTAACCCGGGCAATGCGCTTCTTCTTACCCTGCGCCGTGCCGTCCCTTGCGCCAGCTTCAATGCGCATAGTTTGCAGAGTTGATGTATATGGCAATCCAACATGGACAACTTCATAAGAGCCGTTCAGCGTTATCGACCCGCTGGACACTGTGCGGTCTGGGTGGGCTGCACCATTTGCTAACACCGAAACAGTTTGACCTTCAAGATGACTCAAACCAAACACCGCCGAAACCGCGCCGCCGGTATAAGTAAGCATGGAGTCGAGATATGTGGCGTCTGTCGTGTTCACTGTAACTTCAGGCATACCCGGTGTTAGAAATTCAATGTACCGAACTGATTGGCCGTTGATTGTGCGTTGGATCACCGCCCACAAATCATCTCGGCTTCCGGTCGTGTTTGGGATGACCGCAACGCTTTCAACTTTAGCGTCTGCCCCACCTATAATGTGACGATGCCAACCCACGACGTCCTGTGCCCGCTCATATGTCATGCCGACAAGAACGCCGTCTGTCCGAACCAGCCAGACAATGCTGTCTGGTTCTTGCTGATACGCCATATCAACAATGCCGCCTTCCGTAATGTGCTCCGAAAGGATAGCGAGGTCGGGCGCGGTATAGGCGTCGCTTTCAAACTGGTAAACGTATTCCCGGACCTTGCGGTTGGCACGTTGCAAAAACAGCACGGAGTTGCCGACCTGCGGTGGCGTCACTGCGGCGCTGCCAAACGTAGTCTGACGCACGACACGGGTATTCGTGGGCGATAGCGGGCTGTTCTGATCACCTTGCGATACAATAAATTCACCGCCAGCCGTCCCAACGGACAAAACCTTACCGGCCCGCATCCATCGGATCGTGTTTACCTGATCGGTCGCAATCGTGTAAACAAACCCGCTATCGTCCAGGACAAGCCCGTCATTATCGGTCGGGGCGTGGTTGTAATAATCAGCAGAAACAGAGAAGAACATCGACTGCGGACGGCTTGTCGTGGCTGCCCAGACCAGCCGCTGCTCGAAAAACGTCACAACTGACGGATAGCCTGTCGTTTCAGAAAACGCGCCTAACCGCCAGCCCGTCTGTGCCGTTGTGGCAGAAGCATTTGGTCCGATAAAATCGGCGACCACGTGCGTCGTATCCGTTACCGCCGTGATCTCAAAATACGTCCAGTCGTTTGCCGCGTCCTCAAACCGGACCAGGCGGCCTACGTCTGTCGAGAGGAAGCCAGACCCATCGTTGATTCCAGTGACCGCAGAGGCCGTTATCGTGATCCCGGTGCCAGACGTGGCAGAAAGGCCAAACGTCGTCTCTGTGGCGTTTACGGCGTCATATGGGCCGTCCAGAAACTGAATGATGTCTAGCGCCCAGTTTGTGTCACCCAACCGGGACAATGTTCGCGGTTCGTGGTTCTTGTGAGCGATGTACAGGACATCAGCAGACTGCGTGATTACCAACTCAAACAGCTCTGCCTCAAGGTAGGGCGTTGCTATTTCGTATGCTGCGCCAACATTAAATTCTGCCGCAAACACCTCATCAAACGGCCCAGACTGAATCTGACCATAGTTTTTGTAGAACCGAACGTACTGATCGCCAAATTCAATAACGTAAGCCTGAGTGGCGCTAAACTCGAACGGAAGAATGCGAGTCTTTTTGCTGCTATCTTTCACTTCGGCAGAAAAATAAAAACCGCCCCGGCGAGATGCTGGACCGTGCTTTTGCACAATCATATTCTCAAGCGTTTGACAGCCGTTGGGATATTTCTGAAGGTCAACGCGGCCCTCAAGGCGCGGCGAAAGTTCGCCCGCCGTAAAATTAGTCAATATTGGCGCTGAACGCGGCATTTAATATGTGCCGTTTACGCTCACGGTTTGCCCGCCAGCGTAATTAAGACGACTGTCTAACCAAGTGTCGGCAATAATTTCTCTGTACCCGCTTTCTTGTGCGTCCATCGACCGAGCATCAGCGAGTTTTCGCTGGTACATCTCCATCATGTTTGAATAAAGCGTATTGCTTTCTGCCAACGTAACAGCCAACTCAGCAGCAATTCGGGCAGACAGAGCTTCAACAAACATAGAATCAAAAAGGTTTACATCTTCAACGCGGGCCAAGTATAAAATTTTGGCAGTGCCTTCGTCGGTCAGCAATTTGCCGCCTTCGATCTGGTAAAACATATTCATATTTTCCATCTGCAACACCCGAAGGCAGTCAGACGGAAGATTGTATTGGTAAGCAAACCCGAAGGCGGGGGCGACGGAGTTCTGCGCCAACTCCACTCGGTTGACAGCAAAGTTCCAAACATGGTCGCGGATGCAAGCGTCGCGGACCTGCTCATAAATAAGATTAGCGGCACGAGCCGCTTCACTGTCTTCAGTCAGTGTCAAAATGGCACTTGCACCAATCTTGACCAAAGCATTGTTTACAATCTGAACAACTGAAGTCGCCATGCATACCTCTGAGTAAAATGTGGGGAGGCCGAAGCCCCCCCAACCTTATTACGTTGCCGAGAAATACATATCCACAACGAGATTGCCCGAAGCTGGCAAATTTGCAGCCGAAATCGTGATAAAGATTTCTTCGTTTGCAGTCGCCGTAGCAGTTGCAGCGTTTACACCGAAGATTGCCGGGGCATTGGTAGCGGTCTGAACGGCGGCTGCTTTGTATTTAGCAACTGCGCCAGATACGCCAATGGCAATCTGCGCTGAACCCAGCGACGTGTCGGTATTAACGACGCCGTACAGGAACGACTCACCTTCGGTTGCTTTCGCAATAACGATGGTGTCCGAAGTCGTCTGAGTGGCAAGCGTGATAGTGGCCCGTTTTACGCGGACGTTACCATCGACAATGCCACCAGACGGGAGGCTAACCGGAACTGCGGCGAGTCCGGCCATTTCTGCGCTATAAAGTACAGTCATTTTCTATGCCCTCCTTATTCGGCGCAAAGGATTTCAAGAACACGGGCTTCTTCCATGCGAGTGCCGCCGATAGTCATCGAGCAAAACACTTGAGTCGCATAGTTTTTGTCGGCACGCTCTGAAATCTTCGTTGTCATGTCAGCTCCGACGCCAAGAAGCAAACCTTCATTCTGGAATGCAAAACAGCGGCGATCACTAGAACCATCAACAGGAACCAGCTTGGTGCCGTCAATACGCTTGCCGTTCACGGATATAAATTTAAATCCGAGAAACGAATCGATCTCACCGCGAGCAAGTGCCTTGACAGTGTTGAAATCTGAACTTTTGATTTCAGTCGTGTTCAAGAGATCGCTGATCTGCTCAGACGTACAAACAACGGCGCGACCATTTTCAGGAACATCGTCACCGTCCATTGTTTCTTTTGCCGACAGCAGCTTGGCAAGCGTAAGTCCGGTAGCACCAGCAGCAATAGCCGTCTGACCTGCAACGGCAGTTCCGCCAGAAACGCCGGTGTAGGCATTTCCAAGGGCCGCATCAATCAGAACTTCGTCCATCGCACGACCCATGCTCATGGCCGCTGCGCGGGCATAATCAGAAGTCGGATCGATCAGCATCCTCACCTTGTCCTCATTGTCAATGAGGTCAGCCCAATCAAAATCTTCAAGGCTAACGCGACGACGTGCGTGAGGGGTGTCAACCCTGGGGGTGTCACTGTGGCGGCTCGTCCGACGCTGTGCGGACGTGGCACCAATCTGCTCGAAAAAGGCATTTTTGCCGGTAACGGCTTCTTCGCGAACTGAACCGCGCAACTTAGACCCGTCCTGCTGGACAAGGTGCTGGACGTTGGCGCTGTACTGTTCGACGAAGGCCGTTGTCACTTGGATAGACATACGGGTTCTCCAATAAAAGTTGAAACAGTAAATTTAGGGTTATCGCCTACGACGGCCCAAGCTGCCTTTGTGCTTGTGCGGGTTCCACGCGGAATTGTCCACCTGTTAAAAGGCAAGTCAATAGTATATTGCTTCTTTGATGCGCGCAAACACAAAAAAACCCCGCTTTACACGGGGCTTTCTTCAGTTTGTCTTAGGCGGACGCCCTCGCTTTGGCTTGTCGGATTTAATTACCCAATCATAATATATCTGAGCAGCTTTCACCGTTACCTCGGGGCTTCCTGTCTGGGCAAGTCGCAGACATTGCAGTTTTACAGCATATTCTTCCATAATTATTCAGGATGGGCTTGATTAAACAATGCCTGAACCTTCTTGACCATAGCATTGTGTTCTGGGTGCCGCCTATCTGTATAAGCCGCGTGACCCATAATTGCCGATGCTTCAGCCCTAGCTTCCTCTGGCGTCAACGCCATCTGCGTTCCGCTGGACGGTCCAGCCAAATCCTTGTCAGCCATTGTTGTCTTGGCAATGTTGGCAAACGCCTTCAGAACATCTGGGTCATTCCCTAGTCCGCTGGCTTCCATCTTGGCTGCCAACTGTTCGCCGCCGTATTGAGCAAATGCTTTGTGGGCAAACCCTAAGTTTTGATCGTAAGCACGACCCCATTCTGCTTTCAGCGCGATTTCGCCCTGTTCCATAGATTGATCAATGATCCCTTTATAGGCTTCATGTTGATTACTCATGTTGCCAGCTTGCCATGCTACAAGGCTTTTGACTTGCTCCGCATTAAGGCCCAGCTTGTGCGCTTCCTGCTTAAACGACGAAAGCGTTTCATCGTTAAACTGACCAGCGATTTCTTCTGGCAAGTTTTCCGGCAGTTCAATTTCGTATTTTTCAGGGCTTTCAGGGCGACCAAGGAACTCGTAAACGTCATCCCAATCGCTATCCGTAACTGGTTTTGCAATCTTATCTCGCCCAAGGTGCGATTGCAGATTGACGTAAGACGCCGCGAGGCTGTCTACGTCCTTGAATTTCGAGAAACTTGGATTGTCCCGAAGGTCTTCTGACAACGACGAACGCCAATTATCGTCGCTGCTTGTTTCTGTCTGAGGGGCCGTTTCGCTAACTGCTTCTGCATTATCCACCATTTCGGCGGGTGCGGTGTCGTTAGGCATTGGCTTCAATCTCCTGTGAAAGTTCTAAAAATCGTTCCGGTGTTTCGTCTAGCATCGTGAGAACCATCAACGCGACATTCCTCATGCCCTCGTTAAAGGCAGCATTTTCCAGCGCTTCGCCTGGAACAAACGAAGGCCGCAAAACACCGCACTCACGACAAATGTGGGAAAGAACTCGCTTGCCTTCTTCTGATCCGAAGACAAATCGAAAGTCGTCTTTGCTAACCTTGGACAAGATTCAACCCAGCCTCTCCTGCTGTTTTGGCTACGTTCGCGCCCTTCTGCATCATGTCCATGACTGCAGCGCCCTGCATCATCTGCTGCTGCGCTGCTTGGGCCTCCTGCTGCGCCTTGGCCTCTTCCATCAACTCCTCGTTTGATTTCAGAAGCATCGGCGGCACACCATTGAGTCCCGCAATGTGCCGGACGGTATCAGCGCCCTTGATCACCTGAGCAGCCTGCGGGTCCATGCCAGCAATCGGGCCAACGAACTCAAGGGTTCGCATAATACCCTGTGTCTCAGTCTGTCGTTGCGCGCGCGCAAGCGGAGATACATATTCAATTTTCAACTCTTGTTCAGAGATAGATTCAGGCGGCTCTGGAAGGCGACCAGCGCGCAACAGAACGCCGTAAATGCGCTCAATCATAGGCCCAAGGAACTCAGACTGAAGACGCCCTAGCGTCGGCCCCAGCAGGCGTAGCGTGCGCTCCGTGCGCTCAACAACTTCCGTCGCTGTCATGCGCGGTGCGCCTTGGAACTGCAATTGGTCGAGGAAGAACGTGGTTCGGATGCGATCACGCAGATCATTCATCATTTCGTAACTGAGGCCGATATTGCCACCGGTAAGCAGCGGCTCAATGCGCGCTCCAGACGACGCACGGTAATAATTCAACCCGCCCGGGATGGTGCGAACTGGACCAAGCACGCCGTCATCAGGAACCAGAAGCGGCGGATCAACAACTTTCTGCGCCGCTTTAATAGTGGTCTTCATTATTTCCTGGAGCATCTTGATATCAGGCAACGCCGTCATGGCTGGCGACCGACCAAATACCTCACCGACCGCCTTGGACCAGCGACTTACCATGTATGGCGTCTCGTCGAATCCGCCTTCTGCCAAGACGTGATGCTCTTTTTCGTCAATATATATCGACGCCACGGGCAACATGGTTGCCGCCCGCTTGCCCTTGTCCACATCGTCACGCGGGTACACACAATGCAAAAGTTCGATTTCCTTGTCGAACTCCTGCTTCTCGTACATTCGCTTGATGCGCGGAGACAGAGACTCTTCGCCCCACTTCTGCACGATCTGGCGGACGGTCATCTTGAAACTGCGAAAAACCGTATCAATGATGCCGTCAGCGTTCTCAGCAATGAAGATTTCATCAATGTGGATGGCGCGAAAGCTGATGCCCTCGCGGGTTGATGGCTCGCCAACAAACATGCACGCAGTGCCGATAGAGCAGAGCGACAGATAGTATTCGTGGATGTGCGACGGAAACGCCACCGATGGTGCCGATAGCTCAGCCATCACAGCGTTTGTCGTGTCCTCAAGCCACTGCTTTGCCTCGGAGCCGCTTCCAGTGCCTTGGCTGTCGTCCTTAACCCGCAAGCTGAACCAGTTAGACGCTGGGTTCGTGAGCATTCCGTGCAGGCCAGCGGCCAGCATTTCATTGGCATGAATCCCCGTGCTGTCGTAGACCAGCGTTGTGCGCTTGTCACCCTTGGACCGCTTCAGGTTGAAATCGGCTTCGTTCGGCAGAACAAAATTGGACAGGTCTTGCCAATGCGTTTCCCACGAGCCGCGCTGGGCCTTTAGTTTGCCCTTACGTTTAACAAGGTGGATTACCTGTTCATGACTAATCATGCGGGTGCCTTAGACGGTTGGGAATGCGAAGGCTTGAAAATTGAAATCCGCTACAGTCACAGCGGCTGTGCTTGTTTCGTTCGTAACGTGAATCTCCAGATAATCGTTCACGCTCATCAATGCGCTACCCTGCACCACGACCGCGCCCAGCTCGCCAGATGCAGTGACTTTGCGACTTACAAGGCTGGTGGTCACCAACGAGCCGGACGTTGCGCTGTCGTCGTAATGCCAACCTTTTAGAGACAAGACTTGGTTATTAGACGCCGCCGAAAGCGAGCAGGACGCGCTAAACAACACAATCCTATTTGGCGCGCCGGTATAGCGCAGCCGCCCGGTATTCGTGGCGTCGTTGTCGAACAGCAACTCGTTGCCCGAAAGCGCCGTAGTTCCAGAAACCTTGTAGTAAGTGCCGGCAACAGCAATGGTTGTGGCCGTTGCGTTGCCTTGCATCGAGCATTCGCCAAAGCTGGGACGCAACGAAACAATCAAATCCCGCATATCGTTTGCGGTAATTTCGTTAGCCGCTTGCCCGTCCTGAAATACGCCAGACAACAGGGCGGCTGTGGTGCGGACTGTATCAACCATTATTCACCAAGCAGCATTTTCTTGCCGCCTGTCTCTGCGTCACCGGCGCCAGTGGGCCCGGTCAATATCGTTGATGCGCGGCCCTTTGCACCAGCAGCGCGACGACGAGCGTCCTGCTCAGCGGCGCGCACTTCTTCCGCCGATTTTTCAGGTGGCGGTGGCGGTGGCGGAGGGGGTGCTGGGGCTGATGGAGCTGAAAACATGCCGCCCATGTGTGAAATCCTTTAAAAAGTTCTGCCGCTTCGGTGAGTTATATCACCGGAATCGGCTTTTTGTAAATGATGTACTTCTCAGTGTATCCAAGCCGCTCGTATAGCCGCCCAGTCCTGTCTGGCGTGATGCCAGCCGACACACCTAGCAGCGGCCCTCGAACGCCCTGCGCTTCACACCAACTGGTGTACAGCTTGACCAGGCGCGCACCTATCGTGCCGCCCCGGTGCTCTGGCATTACATAAATCGCAAGGTCGCCGCTGGTCAGGTCGTTGCCGAAGAAATGCGGCGCAACGTAGCCGCAGCAAAATCCAATGGTGTCGCCATCGCGTTCAACGACCAGCGCAAGCCACGAATCAGGGTTGCCCAGCATCGTCTCGCCAAGCTGCCACAGCTTCTGAGGATCAAAGTCCAAGTTTGCATATCTGCTTTCCTTGTGCATCTCCGCGCCTAATACGATTAGGACGGGGATGTCCTGCGCGGTCATGGGTCGGATCATTTAGCTTTGGACTTCTTCTTAGGCTTGGCCTTGCCCATCTTGCGGTATTCTTCGGTCAGTAGCGTTTTGATGTTGTCGCTCATATCAATCTCCAATCGCCACGGCTTGACGGCCCCGGTAGTCGCTGGTCTCGTAGCTCATGACGTTGTAATCCATATCAGCCACCGCTTGCTGGCGGTATACCTCGCCAGTTTTATTCACCAGCTTCGGGAATAGCTCGGTAAATCCCCAGACCATAGCATCAACCCGGTCGGGCGATCCATCGCCTTCGTAGCCAGCGGCTGTCATCTGACACATCTCGGATTCCAATTGCGGGAATGTGCCGATGTGGTGGATGCGACCCAACGCGTACAACGCCGATATAGGTTCAGCACGTACGTGCTTGCCACGCGTCGCGTGTACCTCGATGATATTGATACCAGGGCGGACGCTGTTCAGGACGTGGCGGCACATATCGCCGCCCTGGTTCTTTTCGATCACGATCCCGTCGGCATCGTAGCGGTCATACATGGCGATGGCACGCCTTGCCCATTGCTCCGGTGCGCCCCGCGTCGATCCGTCTTCCAAAACGTAGCCGTGCCCGGACTGGCTGGACGCCACCGCCAGGACGCCGTGGCTGTCGGAATGCTCGTGGCTTGATACAGCCGGATCAACGGCTATCAGGATGCGCGATAGATCATCCGGCATTTCGGTTTGCCGCCCTTCGTTGATGTCGCGCATGGTCCAGATCGCGCCGACCGCCTGGGGCTCATAGTCGCCTTGCCAGATGTGGCTGTATCGGTCGGGCCGCATACGGTGATCAAGCAAACGCTCGGCTTCAAGCTCTTTCGGGAACCACGGGTTGCTGTCGTAGTTGACTTGCACCACCGCCGCGCCCTCCGGCACATCATCGCCGCGCAGGAACTTGTCAACCGCATCCATACGATTGCGAGGATTCCAGGAGAACCATATCTGCGAACCGGGAGCGCGGATCGTCGGGCGCAATAACTCTAAAGACTTAGCAG